ACCAGTGACAGAAACGTCTGCTTCGCCATCGACAGTCGCCGCTCCCACATCACCGGTCGCGGATACACCATCAACAGAGACATCCACATCGCTTGTTGTGGTAACAGATCCAACACCACCGGTCGCGGATACACCAGTGACAGAGACATCTTGTTCAAAAAAGACAGTTACTGATCCAACACCACCGGTCGCGGATACACCGGTAACAGATACACTAACTGAAGTTGTTGTGGTTACTGAACCTACACTGGCGGTTGCTCCAGTGCTAATACCAGCAACTTGGCCCCAAGCAGACTCATTCCAGCCGCCCGCTCCCCAGCCCTCAAAGACAGCGACATCATCAATGTCCTGCCAGCCGCCTTGACCCCAATTGCCTTCGCCCCAACCGTTAGACACTTTAGGGTCTCCTTAACAACGCGGTTAGGCGATTCTGATTATTGCGTTACTCGCATTGGCTGTTGGGAAAACAACTGTAAAGTCGCCAGCACTAGCGGCCTTGTCTCCACCAAAATCCAAAACACAAACCGCTGGATCATTATTAGCGTAACCCCCGCCGGTAGTGCCGTCATCATTGTAAATTACAGCACCACGTACAGCAGAAATGGTTACAGTCGAAAATACAAGATCTGTAAAATCAGTAATCGCAGTTGAACTGTCGAGCGAAGGGTTAACGCGAGTAAGTGCACTCCCTCCCGCACTATAATTTGTACCAGAAATCTCATTATTCGTAACATATTTTGCTACGCTACCGTCCATCGTACTACCAGAACCGCCCATATCTGAGGGAACTGCACTATTATCAAACAGAGCTAGTTTGAAAGCACTGCCACCACTGTTTAAAAAATTATGTTTTGCTTCGAGCAGTTCTTTTTTAAAAGTATTGCACAAAGCATTTCCACTAAAGGCCATTACAGTCTCCTTATATATTCAGCTAGTTTGTCGTGACCAGCGTCTCTGATTGCATTATACACAGTCGTCCGATCTGAACGAATCGCCTGTTTCATATAGTGCGCGATAAACCTTTCAAGGCTATGTCTGAAAGCCCTAGCTTGATCACGAACTTCTGGTGTTGCACTGTCAGCAACACTAATTATTTTATCCGCACAAAGAGAAGCAAGTTCCTCTGGTGTGTGTCCTCGATTATTCGTAGTAACTATTTGAACCGGAGGTATTGCTCCCATTCCCATGCCATTTATCATTGCAACTTCCTAACTACTTTACCTACACGATACTCTTGTGTGACTTCTTTAGCCTCTCCCAAAACTTTAAGTGTAGCTATTGCCTCAACTAACCTAGCATTATAGTTTTGTAGGATGTCAGCCTCTCCCTTCATAAAAGTGTATGCCTCGTAGAGAGAACCATACAAAAGAGCAAGCTCTGCATTCTCAGAAAGCCAGGTGGTTCCTGATTCTGCTCCTGCCGTTAGGCTTGTTGGCCTATAATAGTAGTGTAACTCAACAGCAAGAGCACTAGCTGGTGTCGGTGCAATAATAAAGTTGCTCACGTCAAACACTGCATAATATCTAGGATTGCCTGTAGTCGCTGGATTAGGTGTAAATTCTTGTAGAAAGTTAACATCTTTAAACTGTAGGAAGTTCTTATTACTACTACTGTCTGTAAACGACAAAGAAAACGGTGCTAAAAAATCAGAAGGTATGCTTAAAAACTGATTAGACGAAGTAAAACTGGCTGTCACATTCTTGCGAAACAACGACAGTTGAACACTTTTAAGTATGCGTTCTTCAGCCGCTCGAATAAACAAAGGAAGGTTACTAACGAACGTTGTCTCTGTGTTCTCAGTGTAGTCTTGTATTGCAGTTTTAAGCGTTGCGAAAGTAAAACTCATGTCGTCACCGTAACCTCACCCACTTTGCCAAATAGTACTAACCGCTCTGTGGGCAGTCCAACTGAATCAGTGAGCAGAAAAACAGATACAGTTTCTGTCTGATCAGGTCTTGGGTCTCGAACAGCTTGTGGATCAGATACGTTGTTAGGTGCCTCTAGTTGTGGATGTTTAGGTTCATATTCATCTGGCCCAACAATCAAGCCTGTCCATTCTTTACGCATTTCACGAAGACGATAGCGAAACCCAGACCTGTCTGAGATACCGTATGTCTTTCTTGCAGAAGCGTATCTAGCCATATCAGAACCTTATGTACTGAATGTCTGGTTGTAGTTTTAAAGAAACACGATCCTCGTCTTCGTCTGCCGCACGTTGGAACTCTTCTTCGTACACCACCTTCAACAACTGCACTCTTTCTGGAGCTCGTTTCAAGGCAAGATAGTAAGCCAGACCAGCAACCATGCAAGGTAGAAAACGATACGGCAAATCTGTTGTGTTAACCAAGGTGTCGGCATCTTCTATCCTAGTGATGTAGTAATACACAAGTATGTCAGAACTGTTTTCTGGCGTAGGCCAAAGGGTGATCTCAGGACTAATCTGACGATTGAAGTAAAACTGTGAGGGTCTTCCCGTGGTTGTTTTAACAGGAATGTTTAAAAACTCGCTACGACTTATGCGATCAACACTGAAGTCCGTACCACTGCGACGAATAGCAACCTCAAGAATGTCACTCATTGGAGAAGCTAGACCATTGCTAGAAGTGTAAGCAGCCGTACCTGATGTCAGAGTTAAAGTGCCTTGACGAACTGTCCATAGGTTTACCCCACGGTTCGCCCACTCCGAGAACATGATGTTTAATGATCGACGTGCAGTTTTAGCGTCATAGCCTGTTCGTAACTCAAGCCCACATCTTTCGTAGGCTTCTTCAATTACATCTGCAACGTCAAGATCAAAGTCTGTTGATCCTGAAGTTGCCATTTACCGCTTCCGTCTGACCATACCGCCTTTGGCTTTCTTGATCATTCCACCCTTGGCTTTCTTGATCATTCCACCCTTGGCTTTCTTGACCATAGATCCTTTAGAACGTCTGACAACACCACCGTTCATCTTCTTGATCATTCCACCCTTGGCTTTCTTGATCATTCCACCCTTAGCTTTCTTGATCATTCCACCCTTGGCTTTCTTCATCATGCCGCCTTTGGCTTTTTTGCGACCTGGCATCTTACGTTACTCCTTACTTACAGTTTTTTGGTCTTTCGGCTTGTCTTTCGCTTTGTTCGCACCTTTGCTTTAGGTGTATTAGCGACTACAGTTTTACCTTTCGCTCCTGCTTTTTTCTTTTTTCGAGCGGTTGCTGCACGTTCGGAACGTGAAAGACTCCTGGCCTTTCCTGCTGGTAAACAGCGATCAGGATTCTTTTTATCTTTGCTTGTGCCACAGGGTCCTTTGATCTTCCCGTCTGTTCCGATCCGCACCCAGTTTTGTTTGAGCCATTTTTTTAACTCGCCCATCGCACAACCCTTATGTCACATATCGTAGTCTAGCACTATCTCTTCACCTTCTTCTATCTTGTGAAGAGTCACTAAGTTGTAGACTTTGTAATCATCCCAATCTTGAGACAACGCTAAATAACAGTTGGGCTCCTCTGAATGGTTGATAAAACCACCCAGTGGAGTTCGTATATACCCAGCAATCATAGGCACTTTAATATGTGTGCTGCCCAAATCAAACGCTTCTTCTATACTTTGCGTAGCAAAAATACCTAACCCATCTATATCACTTTCACCCACCGTCACTTCTTCAGGTAACGGTTTGTAGTAAAACCTGTCGTATCTAAGCCTTGCCAAACTGTCTCCTGATTGCTTCTTTGCCCCGTTTGGCTATTCTAGCTTGTTCTTGTTTACCAGCTACTTTTGCTCTTTGTTCCATAACGGTCAATATCTGTATCTTTCTGGCAAACGGTTTCTTAACCTTTTTAACTTTTGCTACGGTGTCTCTAGCATCCTGAACCGTTGCATATTTTATCCTAACAGTGTCTTTAGGATTTTCGTCTGTATACAAACGTCGTCCAGAGCCTTTAGGCTTTTTACCTGTTCCTTTTACCGGATCTTTTTTTCTTGCCACTGATTACACTCTGTAATGTTTTAGCTTGTCCAGCATGAGTCTTTGATGCTTTCTTCAAGGCACTAATGACTTTCTTCACTTTGCTTTTAGCACGTTTAGCAACCATCTTAAAACCTATACACTAACTGTTTTCTTTTTACGGTCAGGCATAACTGCTCCACAGCCTGTGGCAACAAACCCACCGTTCTTCATACCTTTAACAGAAGTATTTATTAAACCGCCATCCTTCCTGCCTTTACGTTTGCCACCTTTGGCTTTCTTGGCATAGTTAGGATCTTTGCAGTATTTCGATGCGGCAAGGTTTGCGTACGCTGACGGATAGGTATCAAAAGTTCGTTTAGCCCAAGCTTT